CAGTTGGCTTCAGAGATAGAACACGCTTACAAAACTTTCACAATGAAAAGGATATTGTCGCGTGGCCACAATGAGCTGGCAGCCTTCGTCCAACTCATGACAGAGTATGAGGAATTTGTGGATGGTCATTCTGCCTGTTGTGATATCTTTTGGGCGCAAGCACCAAGGTTTAGTATTGAAAAAGACCGGGCAGCAATGTCAACGCTTACATGCGGATACATGGAACTTATTGTAGTTCCCAAATAGTTCCCTGAACCTTTATAATATTTTACTGTCTAACTTGGATGTAGCGTTATGAAATTCACAATAAGAAGATGCAGCAAGCGTGTGGCAAATGGGATATGGCGCATAGTTGCACCGCTGGACTCGCCGATCAAGGCGAGAGCTTACTGGGCAGTGTATGATAAAAACAACAATGACTGCCCTGTTGGCTTCGCTGCTATCCTTGGCATCCATGAGAATGACAAGTCGGTATTCTTTAGCGCCGCCGGTGTATTACCGGAGTATAGCGGTATGGGTTTACAGAGGAAGTTAATCATTAAGCGACTTCGTTGGGCAAAGAAGAAGGGATATCTTGAGGCCGAGACCTACACTACGCTGAAAAACTACAGTAGTATTATTAACTTACTACGATGCGGATTTAGATTTGAGACACCGGCCAGTATGTGGGTGGGTGAGGATATCCACTATTTTAGAAAAAGGTTATAGCCTATGTCAAACATTGTAGAAGTATGGGTAGCAAAAGGTTTAGATACAATCACGGGGCTAACCTCCGCAAAGACAGTAGACACAAGCACCCGGCGCGGTGTGAACTTCATTCATGTACAACCAATAGGGGCCAACGTTCGCTATCGCGATGACGGCACGGCACCCACATCAACAACAGGTATGCGATTAGTCAACGGTGGGATTTATGAATATCGTGGAAACATCGGAGACCTACAATTCATTGAAGAGTCCGCAACAGCAACACTAATCGTTAAATTCTATGGGTAATTAATCATGCGTCAAATAGCAGCACCAGCCTCAGCATCCGGAGTAACAGATCATGGCGCATTGTCAGGATTGGGGGATGACGATCATGCTCAGTACCTTCTAGCTGATGGTTCGAGAAACATCTCTGGACCTATAATTGGGGATGATGCTACCTTTGTAGACCTTACTTCTTCAGGGAAGTTTTCATCTAAGGGAATAAATGACAACGCAACATCTACCGGTATAACAATAAACTCATCGCAAGTTGTCACTGTTGCTAACAGCATAGTGAGTGGCAGCGCAGGAAGCTACCTAACTATATCAAACCTACGTGTCCCAGGCTTCGCAAGAAAGAATGTAATCATAAATGGCGGGATGGCTATCTGGCAGCGTGGTACCGCACAAACAGCACTATCTACTCAATATCTGGCGGATAGATGGGGTAAGCATCAATTTCAAAATTCTATGATTACAAGACAATCTTTTGTACAAAGCGGTGCTCATCCTGGAGATAGCCAATATGTTATGAGAGCCAGCGGTGATGGTTCTGGAACAACTCGATGTAATGTAGGGCAAGGAATTGAATTATCAGATACGGTTCGTTTTAGGGGAAAGACTGTTACATTTTCAGGATATGTTAGATGTTCTGCAGCAACCATGTCAACTGCAACCGGAAATCTTTCAGCAATAGTAGGGTACAGTAATTCATCTAATAATGGCCCTTTTACCAGTACTAATTATACAGCAGACGGAACCACTTCTAACCTTTTTACTCCTGGTTCTTTTCCAACTACTTGGACTAAATTTTCTACGACTTTAACTATAAGTAGCACTGCACAAAATATAGCTGTAATTGTTCAGTTTGATAACTCATCTACATTGTTAGCATCAGACTGGTATGAATTATCTAATTTACAATTAGAAGTTGGTACAGTTGCCACGGAGTTTGAGTATCGTCCAATCGGGGAAGAGTTTGCATTGTGTCAGCGGTATTTTGAGAAGAGTTTTAATTTAGAAACAACACCAGCAAGTGGCTTTATTTCACCATATAGAAGTGCCACAGCAACAAATGCAACTTTTGTGGAATTAGCAGTAGACTTTAAGGTTAAAAAACGGGGAACACCTTCTGTGGTTTTTTACGCTGGTGCAGATGCAGGAGCAACAGATAAATGGGCATTTTTCAATGGTGCTTGGGTTGCAGCAACACTTGTGACGCCAGTTCGTCCTAATCAGACGGAATTTACTGTAAGTTTAGCAGCAACTACTACTGCTGCTTTTTCCCATGTAGTATCAGGGCATTGGACAGCAGACGCAGAATTATAAGGAGAATACTAATAGTGAGATATAAATTTAAAGGTGAGAATATCTTTGATAGCCTCACAGGAAAACACATACCAAAATCAATGGACAACCGAGACTACCTAGAGTTCCTTGATAGTGGTGAGGTAGCAGAAGCAGAGCCTATTCCTGACCCTTGGATTAAAATCCGTGGTGATAGAAACGCTCTATTATCAGCAACAGATTGGAGCCAGTTAATGGATGTTCCAACAGCAACACAACAGTTATACGCAGCATATCGCCAAACATTGAGGGATGTTCCCCAATCTTATAAGGGGACCCCTACCACAGTAGTGTTCCCAAACAAACCGGAGTAGTGAAGTATGGCAACAGATTTTGAACCAGTAAACGTAAACGGCGGCAACCAAACGCAGACAACGTTGAACCAGAACTTTGCCAACATAAAGACGGCGCTGAGCCGGTTACTAAATGTATGGGGGGATTCAACCACAGGTACCAATTCCCTACAAGCCGATTTGGATATGAACACCAATGATATTTTAAATGGTGGCAATGCTACGTTTGCAGACATCACAGTAGGTGGCAACTCCGTAGCAGCAAGCGCAGCAGCCGCAGCCGCGAGCGCAGCCCTCGCGCTAACAAGTGAGACTAATGCTGCAACATCCGCTAGCAACGCTTCGACGTCAGAAACAAACGCATCAGGATCATCAACGCTTGCTTCCCAGTGGGCTGTGCAGTTGACCACAGTTGTCTCCGGCGTTGATTACTCATCTAAAGAGTATGCAATAGGTACATCTGTGCCAGCAGGATCTTCTAAAGATTGGGCAACACAAACTGCTGCCACTGTTAACGGAAGCGAATACTCTGCTAAAGAGTATGCAATAGGAACTACAGTAGCTGCCGGATCTTCTAAGGATTGGTCAGTAACAGCAGAGGACGTGTTAGTTAATGGCTCGCAGTACTCCGCCTTCCATTGGGCACAGAAGGCTCAGCTATCCTCTGGGGGTTCCACAGTTAAGGTTAGCGCAAATGATACGACAGCTAGTTACTTACTAAGCAAGTTGGTGACTGGGGCGAATGTTGCCCTAACAGAAGTTAACGATGGGGCCAACGAGACCTTACAAGTATCCGTCCCAGGGAATTTATCTGCGGTAAAGGTAAGTTCAAATGACACCACGCCCAGCGAACTTGTAAACAAGGTAGTGTCAGGAGCTAACGTTACCGTAACAGAATTAAACAATGGTAGTAATGAGACCTTAGAAGTTAAGCTTAACGCCACAGTGACGACAGCAAATGTCCACGCAACAACCCTGTTACAAGAAAATAGTATACCAGTGGCCGTTGGGGGCCAAAGAATATATTCAGGATATGCGGATTTGTCAGGCACAGCAATCACATCATTCCGGATGCCGGGCGGATGGTCAGTAAGTAGGCTAGCCATTGGGCAGTTTCAGATAACCCATAACCTTGGACTAACTCAGCCCAGGGATTTAGTTGCTATAGCAACTGGGGTCTTTAATCCATCCACAGGGTATGCGGAAGTGTGGGTGGCTGCCACCAACTCTTTTAGAATAAACATGAGGAATGTATCTGACTCCCTAACAGACCTGTCTTTTCAATTCACGGCAGTATTAGAGAGATGATCGACTATGCAGTATACCCAGGTTTCCAAGATAAGACAGTAGACCGAATCATACTCCGTGGTGGGAAGAATCATCTACTAACCGCAGGCCTATTTTGTGATGTGGGTAATTGGAAAGAAACACAACCAGACAATAAGAAGAACGCAATATACACGTTGGCCGAGGATGAGAAGCGAGACATGCCATCGGCATACCAAATCTACATGACATCGGTCGACGAGTATGAAGCGGCGCAGAAAATAGTAGGATCAGCCACGCACTGGCGAGCTTTGTGTAAATGCACATGGTTCATGGAAGCCTTAACGTTGTGGCGAAAGGATATGGCGCTTAGGGATTTCAGCATGGCCAAGCGTGTCATTATGAACGAAGCAAGGGCAGGAGACTCTGCCAGTGCCAGGAAGCTACTTGACATGTCAGCCAAGGTTATTGATCCGGCGCCAGGTAAGAGAGTAAGGCAGACCAAATCAGAATCACAGAGTGATAGTTTAGTAAATGCATTGCACAAAGAGGTGATAGGTGAGCAAGAAGAATGATGAAGGCAAGAAGAATGAACTACGCGAGTTCCTACTTCAAGACTTGTATGCCTTTGCCAAATACCTAAACCCAAATTACATGTATGGGGAGATTCACGAAACAGTATTCAAGTGGCTTACGGCACCCGATGTTAAAGATGACCAGTTATTGCTTATACCCCGTGGGCATTTAAAGTCTCATTGCATTGCAGTTGATACTGTACGGGCAATAACGGTTGAGCCTGACACGTCATCTATCTATGTTTCAGCAAACGTTGAACTAGCTAAGGTACAAATGTATGCAATAAAACAAATGTTTATGTCATCTCGGTATCGGTTTTTGTGGCCGACGATGTTCACATTAGAAGAAGCTAAGCGCGACAAGTGGTCAGAGTGGGCAATCAATGTTGACCATCCACTGCGTGCCGAGCGTGGTACCAGAGATTATTCATTAGTGATCAGAACCGTGGGCGCGAGTTCAGCGGGACTCCACTGTGACAGGTTAGTATTCGATGATGTTGTGGTTGACGCTAATGCGAGAACAGCACTAGGCCGTAGGGAAACAGCAGCGGGTATTGCATCATTTGTTGGTATAAAGAATCCTGGCTGTATAACAAAAGCAGTAGGTACTAGGTATCATCCCTTAGATATATATGGTGCATGGATTGAATCAACGATCCCAATCTTTAACGATGAAGGGGAGGAGATCGGTGAAGAGCCAACATGGGATGTAGCGGAAGCAGTTGTTGAGGATGCCGGCGATGGCACCGGAACTTATCTGTGGCCGCGAGTGCAGTCGCCTTCAACTGGCAAGTGGTATGGCTTCGACAGGAAAGTATTAGCTCGTAAGAAAGTAGAGTATCGTGATCTTAATGAAGCTCACCAGTTCTACTCACAGTATTACAATAACCCCAATGATAGCTCAATGGATAGGGTAGCTCGGGAGTTCTTTAGGTATTATGACCCTTCCAGGCTGACACGCGCAGCACGCACTTGGACTATTGGTGGGAAAGAATTAGCTGTATACGCAGGAATGGATTGTGCCTTCACCGACGAGAGTGATGGTAAGAAATCTGATTCATCGAGCCTAGTTGTAATTGGGGTTGATTGTGATGGCAACGTTTACATCCTAGCGATGCGGCGGTACCGAACTACTGACTTCCAAGTTCACTATGATCACATTATTGAGCTGCATGATAAGTGGAGATTCAAACACTTACTGATAGAAACAAACTCTGGAGGTAAGCTGGTTAAGACAGAGGTTGAAAGGATCATGCGCCAAGAGGGCAGATCAATTAAGACCATGTCAAGGAATATGACCAAGCATGACGGCACAAAGAAAGAACGACATGCTCTTGTGGTAGAGCCAAGATACAGAGCCAATATGGTTTACCATGCAAAGGGCGGGCTGACCCCTGAACTTGAAGAAGAGGTACGCTTAAGCAATCCGTCACATGATGATTTGATTGATGGTTTATATTTAGCAATGGAGGAAGCTAGGCCGCCGGCACAACAGCGGGCGCAGTCGAGTGGATCTAACAACGTCATACAATCTGTATCCCGTTTCGGCGGGAGAAGAAAACTAGGTAGAGGGTAGCACATGAGTGGTGAAAGCTTATTGATTAAGGATGTTGTTGGCGAACCAGATAGGCTAGCTGTGCAAGTCGCGCAGAACTGGTCTAACTGGGATGCAGGGCGTAGCATCTGGAAACAACGGAAGGCCGAGGTAGAGCAATCTATCTACGCAACTGCATCCACGGATATATCCACAGGATCAAACAGTTGGAACCACAATACACACAGGCCAAAGATCACACAGATTTATGACAACCTGTTAGCGAATTACATGAGTGCGTTACTGCCAAACAATAGGTGGTTAACTATTGAGTCAGAAGATATAAACAGCGACACACTGAATAAAAAGAAAGCCATACTTGGATACTTGTCTACTAAACATCGGATATCTAAACTCCCCAAAGTTGTGAGGGATTTAGTTAGTGATTACATCTCGGTTGGCAATTGTTTTGCCATGGTATTTTATGTAAGGGAAACGTCGACAGACCAGGAAGGCGTAGAACAATTAACGTATGCTGGCCCACGCGTGCGGCGTATAAGCCCTTTGGATATTGTATTTAATCCAACAGCCTCCGCGTTTGAAAGATCACCTAAGATCGTACGTACAGTCCAGACGCTAGGCGAGCTTGCCCGTGAGATAGAGGACAACCCGGACTCAGGATACAAACAAGATGTCCTAGAATTAATCAGTCAGCGTAGAATGCAGCTTAGCATCTACCAGAATGAGGACATAGATAAAGCAATATCAATGCAGATCGCTGGGTTTGGATCTTATGCGCAGTACATGGAGTCGGGATATGTTGAGATCCTGGATCTTTATGGCGACATATATGATTGGGATAGCTCGACCAATACCGGAACATTACTAAAGAATCAAGTGATTACAGTTGTTGATAGGCAGCACGTGATCCGCCAAAGATCATTGGACACATGGAGTGGCGCTCCATTAATACATCACACAGGATGGCGCACACGGCCCGATTCATTATGGGCAATGGGGCCATTAGATAACTTGGTTGGTTTACAATACCGAATCAATCACTTAGAGAATGCAAGGGCGGATGCCTTTGATGCGATGTTGTCACCAGACTTGGTGCTGAGTAAAGATGTTGAGATTGAAGATGGGGAGAACGGCGCTAAAAATTATTACATACCTGAGAATGGATTGGTTCAGAACTTGGCACCGGATACCACAGTGCTTAACGCAGACTTACAGATAGCAGATCTTGAAAACAAGATGGAGCTATATGCCGGTGCGCCACGCGAACAAGCGGGCTTCCGCACACCAGGAGAAAAGACTAAGTTTGAAGTATCAGCATTACAAAATGCAGGTAGCAGGATCTTTCAACAAAAGCTTAACCTGTTTGAAACAGAGATGCTTGAACCAATTGTTAATTCTGAAATAGAAGTGGCACGTAGGCACTTAGGTGTAGATGAAGTTATCCGGTTTGATACAGAGGATGATTCACGTACAGAGTTTTTGACTATCAGTCGTGAGGACTTAACCATAAACGGGTCAGTTGTACCCATAGGCGCAAGGCATTTTGCTAGACAGAATCAATTAGCTACAGATCTCAGGGATTTTACAACTCAAGTTTTGGCAGACGAAGAGTTAAAGCAACACGTTCCCTCTGAGAAATTAGTTAAGGTATGGGAGGAATTACTGGGCTTTGATAAGTTTGATCTTATAGAACCCTATGGTCGCATACCAGAACGACTCAAGGCACAACGATTGGCACAGGCAGCGGACTCGGCGGCACAGGACGAAGCAGGAATTGAGGATGATGAAGATCCATTTGAAACTGGGATAGTATCGTAATGAAGTTTTCAAAAGTAATGGTAGAGGTTCTGCCAGATGAAGGCAGCCGCAAAGAATATGAGGCTGAATACCGGGCTTGTAAGTTTGTGAGGGAGTGCCTAGTTAAGCAGCTTACTGAAAAGATAAGTGATCTTGTTAAGGAAGATGAGTGTTATAACTTATACAAACTCCCTGAGGTTGGGATGTCAATGGCTTACAAGCGGGGGGAGAGAAACTCTATAAGAGAAATAATTAAGTTACTTACACAGGAGTAAAAATACAAATGTCTTCACACAAGAAGAAAGCAGCTAAAAGTAAATCTAACCTAGATGCTTTTACTAATTTGTTTGGTGGATTGTTAGGGACAGCAACCAAAAATCTTAAAGGACGAAATGCTAAAATAAACAAATCGGTAAATGGTAAAAAGAAAAAGAAGTAACACACACTACGTCTGACAAAGATAAGAGGAATTTATAAATGAGTTTTCAAAAGCCTGACCAGGTCGTTGAACCAACACCAGTAGTTCCCGTAACAACCATAGACAACGCGGATTACCTAACTATTGGGGATAGAACGTTTAAAAGTGCAGAAGAAGTTCAAACGCATTTCGAAGCATCTCAAGAACACATAGCTAAACTTGAGGGGGAGAATAAAGATTTGCGTGAGAAAGTTGCACCGGTAGAGCAAGCCGCAGTGGAAGCAGCAAGCATACAAGATGTTCTTGACAAACTCAAGCAAGTGGCCACTCCTGCGGCACCGGAGACCCCGGCAGTTAGTATGGATGAGCTAGTATCACAAGCTGTCAATATGGCAACTACTCGCGTTGAAGAGAACATGAAGACTCAGGCAACGCAGCAGTTAGAAAATGATAACTTGACTACATCTACAACAGCAGCAAAGGCTGCGTATGGCGAAGATAAGTTCATGGAAACCATTCAGAAGATTGGTATGGAACTTGGATTAACAGACCCTGCGCAGATTGACAACTTGGCAAAGCAAAGTCCTGCCTTATTTAAACGGGTATTTCTACCGGTACAACCGACAACAGTTGGTGGCCCTAGTGAAAGCTCGATCAATATGGCGGCTCGCGCTGCGCCAACCGGCCCAACAAAGAGTTTCATGAAAACACAAAGCATGAAGACTCGGGCAGACATAATGCAGAGCCTCATCACAGAGGCATCAAATAAATAATTGGAGAATAGTTAAATGGCTGGAACAGGTAATACTACTGCAAATACCTCCGCAGTTATCCGCGCACAAGTTTACTCTAGCGTAATCTTGGACGAGATCAAAGGTGGGTTTTTACCCGAAGGTATGCATCGCGATGTATCCGATTTCCAGGATGGTGATACGCTGACCATTCCTACATTCGGTGAAGTTGTTCTGCGTGACGTACAAGAAGATCAAGACATCCCTGTTGATGCAATTGATACTGGTACAATCAGCTTAGTAATCAGCGAGTACACGGGTGCTGGTTCTTACTTGACGGATAAGGTTAAGCAAGATGGCTACTTGTCTCGCGAGTTCGACGCAATGATTGTGCCTAAGCATTTGCGTGCTATCAAAGAGAAGTGGGAATCTGATTTACTGGCTACTGCCAACTCTCAGACTCTTTCTAATCCTAACGCAATCAATGGCCACGCGCATCGTTACGTTGCATCTGGCACCAATGACGTTATCACCATTCAAGATTTTGTGTACGCAAAGTTAGCAATGGATAAAGCTGAAATTCCTAGCGAAGGGCGCATACTTGTATGTGATCCTGTTGTTGAAGCAACGCTCAATAACTTGACCAATCTTGTCAACGTTAGTAATAACCCTCGCTTTGAAGGTATCGTTGAAATGGGCTTTGCCAAGAACATGACGTTCGTTAAGAACATCTTTGGCTTTGACGTATTCGTCTCTAATCGGTTGCCTACGGTTGACAATGAAACTGTTGATACCACAAGCATCACTGTACCTGCACCTTCTGGTAATGGTTCTGTGCCTGCTGGCGTTACCAATCAGTTCATGTGTTTGGCTGACGACTTGGTTAAACCTTACATGGGTGCCTTCCGTGAGATTCCTAACACTGAAGGGTTTCGTAACGTGCCTAAGAAACGTGATGAGTTCTACACGACTGGTCGTTGGGGCTTCGGCTTACAGCGTCCTCAGTCTTTGATCTCGTTGCTTACGAGTCGCGCTCACTATTGATTGGACTGCCCTGCCCCAGGGGTGGGGCTTTACCTTACATTAACCGGAGAAACAAATGTCTCATAAAGAAATCATAAGCGGTGCTCGTACATCGTACGGCCCCAAGAGTGTGGAAAAAGAAGCTCCAATGCTTGGGCAGAACCATCGTAAACAGATTCGCATTCCTTTGCTTACAGTAGCGGGAAGCGCAACCTTGTTAGCAGCAGACGCCAATGATGAAACTGTCATGCAGATCCCTGCTAACTCTTTAGTCGTTGATGGTTACATCTATGTTAAGACGGCATTCGCTGCGACTACCGCAGTGAGCATTACCATGGGTAGCGAAAGTGATCCTAATGGTTTGATCACAGCGGCAGGTGTTGGTGCTAAAGCAGCACTGACGGCCAAATCATGGGCACAACTCGACGGCGCACTAGTTGGTGCAACGTGGGGGACGGCTGACGAAAGCATCATCGCATCTTGGAATGCTGCTGACGCAACCGCAGTAGGCGAAGCGCAATGCACGCTTGAATACATAGCACCTTTGCTATAATACGAAGAGAATTGGCGGGTAATACCCGCCTTTTGTCGAGGTTGGTATGAAGAAAAGAAACTTACTTGAGATCGTACAATCTTCACTACGTGCAATGGGGAGTGATAACGTATCCTCTATATCTGACACAGAGGAGTCTGAGGATGTTGCGCTATTTGCAGAGGAAGCTTATTACGAGCTTGTGTCAAGGGATGACTGGAAACATGTAACAAGAGCTTCCCAGTTGACGGGGCTAGGGGACACTTCCCACCCTACCCATATGAAGATACCTACAGATGTAAATAACATTGACTATATCAAGTACGATGTCCGTGAGAAAGTAGGGGACAGCGCTAGGTTCAAAGAGATACTCCAATTTGTAGATCCAAGGGATTTCTTAGACTTTGTTCATTCAAGAAACTCAACAGAATCAAATGTAGTAACAGTAAACGACTTTGGAGGGGCCACCATTTACGTACTTAATGACGCAGCACCATCACGTTGGACAAGTTTTGACGACACTTACATAGTGTTTGATGCAGTGGACAAGGGAATAGATAACACGCTAGTGCAATCTAAGTCCGCAATTATTGGAACAAAGACTCCAGTATTTTCCCAGACAGATGCGTTTATCCCAGAGCTTCCTGGTAAAATGTTTCCAACATACCAAGCTAGGGTTACGTTACTATCCTTCCAGAATATAAAGCAATCCAATGCGCCCCTATATGCACAAGAGGAGCAGCGCGGATTTAGCACGATGAGACGAGCAGCAATAAGAACTAAGTTATCTGAACGACAAACAAACTATGGTAGGAGAACCCGGTAATGAGTACTATCCAGCTAAACAAACTCAAGAGTAAGAAAGATGAAACACAAGCCGATGAAGAAGCCTCGAAGGAATACAAAGAGTCCAAGGAAAAGAAAGTAAGTGAGCTTGCTATCTACCCCAATGATTTTGGCATGTGGGTAATAGCTCGGGAGAAAGGATCACGGGGTGCGGTGCCGGTAGAATTAATCGGGTACTACACGCATCACAAGCAAGCCACCGCAGCACTAAGTAAGTACTTAAACGAAAACAAGAAGTCAACATAAGGTAGCACACCATGGGCAGAGCATCCACAAAGCAGCAACGAAACTCGTTTGTGCGTGGTAAGATTTCTAAGGGGAGTGAGTTTAACGCACCCGAGGATGCAGTACGAGATATGCTAAACATGGAGATCTCTGACACAGGGGAAGCTCTGCGCAGACGGTCGGCTACACTAGAATCGACAGGCGCCCTAGCGTCTATCACCGGCACGTATGCTTCCGACAGAGTGAATGTGGTACAGTGGGCGGACGCAGGGCAAGACAGGGATGTTGATCTAGTAGCAGCTCAAGTAGGCAAGTGGTTACTGGTGTGGAAAAAAGATCAGACAACAATGACTGGAGGCTTTCTCCTTAAATTAGATGTAACAACAGTTGGAACAGGTATCGCATCCTCCTACGCTTCTAGGGTATGGGACATGGTGCGTGGTTCCGATGGTGCATTGTATCTATTTACAGGGGTTAACCATCCTCTATCAATAATCTATAACTTCGGGACCTCTTTCACTAATCTAGAGTTAAACTTAAAGGTTAGGGATACGGTCGGCATAACAAACTTGTCCCAACCTAAGGTGGATGCTAATCCCGCCACATTAACCCCTGCCCATAATTACAATTTACAGAATCAAGGATGGAGTTCGACAGATATTGCAGCATACTTCACAGCTAACGCGGTGTACCCATCTAATGCGCAGCAGTGGTTCCAAGGGAGGGATGCTAGTAACAACTTTAGTCCTGCGGAATTGGATAAGCTAGATTTTGGTACAGCACCTGCACCCCGCGGGCGCTTCCTCCTTGACTTGCTTGTTAAAGATAGAAATGCAATAGTATCTGGGGCTGGAACAGACGGGGTCCCTGTCGGCCCAACCGTTGGAGAGTTCTACGCAGGAAGAATGTGGGTAGGGGGTATGGTAACCTCGGTCAATAGAACGTTCGCGCACACTGTATGGTATTCTCAGAGCATCACAGGGACTCTAAACGAACAAGGTTTTGATCCCAAAGAATCTTTGTATCCAGTAAATGACTTAACATCAGAGTTCTTTAATTCTCCTCTGGCAACTGATGGGGGTGGGGTTACGATCCCTGACGCTGGTTCTATTTTAAGAATGAAAGTACTATCCACGAACTTGATACTGTTTTCAACAAGTGGCATCTACGCTTTGAATGGTGGATTTGGTAGAGCTTTTGAAGCGCAAGACTTTACCACAAGTAAAATAAGCAACATAGTCATAAATAACAAATTATCCCTAGTATCTACAGGCGATGCAATATACTTCTTTGCGGACGAGGGCGTTCAAGTAGTCTCTATTGGGGAGTCAGCAGGTACTTTCTCTATATCTAATCTCACAGAAACCAAGTGGAGTTTAGAGTTATACCAAGAGCTTCTTAGTAACGCAGCAGGCAGTGCGAGAGGACAATACACTAACAGGGAGAACAAGATACACTGGACTTATAATAACAACTCTGCTATCGGTGGGAGTGAAGAGCACAATAGAATATTAATACTTGACTTAGATACGAGTGCTTTTGTTGACCATGATCTGGGGAGTAAAGCAGGAACCCCATTAAAGTGGTCTGTGATAGGTGCCTCTACGCAAGATAACCCTGGGGAGAAAAGGGAATCAATTAAATTCTTATCAAGGATACAGAGTGGTACTGACCACAAGTACGAGTGGATGTCTTTTAAAGGTGATTCCTTTTTAGATTGGGGAGTTGATGATTACGAGTCCAGCATACTGACGTGGCCTACCCATATGGGCGACCCTTCCGTAGTAAAGCAATCTACTTTTGTTGTTGCTTATTTTAATATGACAGAAGAAAACTGGATAGACAACGGCAGTGGTGGGGCAATCTTAGATAAACCTAGCGGTTGTAAAGCTCAAGCCAGGTGGGATTGGAATGTGACTGCAACAGGTAATAAGTGGAGCAGAACCCAGCAGTTGTATAGGTTCAACAGACCCTTGGTAGCAGGTGTAACATTACCGGATCCTATCGACACCGGGGAATCCATTGTGTATACTAAGACAAGATTTAGAGGGTATGGCAAATCTTTTCAGTTGCACTTTGCAGCAGAGTTGGGAAAAGATATGCAGATACTTGGCTGGACAATACCAATCACAAGCACAACGGTAACTTAAAAATGATATACTACACAGAGTCAACAATGGCTGCACTAACAGCCAAGCACATGCACATTATCAACGAACACCATGCTGAGGTAGAGCGGAGTGACTTTAACTTAGACCCAGATTACAATTTGTATGACGAGCTTGAGGAAAATGATAACTTGTGCGTAGTGATTGCCAGGGATAGTGAGACTCGTAAACTTGTAGGGTACATTGTGGATATTTATGGGCCATCCCTGCACTATAAGGGACAAAATGTGTCCGTTAACGACATGTTATATGTCCGTAAAGAGTATAGGAAAAAGGGGGTAGCTAAAATATTGGTAACATACGCAGATAACATTCTCAAAGAGAAGGGTGTTGTGTTATCAATACGCGCTACCAAGATTGGTAACCCCTGCCCCAGTATGATGAAGGGCAGAGGGTACACTGAGCATGAACGTAATTGGTTTAAGAGACACTAGGAGACAACCATGGCACTAGCAGCCGGAATAGCTTTCGTTGCAGGAGTAGGCGCGGCGTCCAACACCAAAAGCAAGAACAAGAAAATCCGTAGGACTGAGCGGCGTCAAGTTGTGAAAGACAGGCAGATCACCGCCATTGCTCGACAGCGGGAGCGTCAACGTGTATTAGCAGAAGCTCGCAAGGCGCGTGCAGCATTAAATGCAGATGCCGTAGCTTCTGGCATAAGCACCTCTTCAACGGCAGTCACACAGGCTGCAGGCAGTATCACATCTCAGCTTAATTCTAGTGCCAGTTTTGCACAACAGTTAGCTGAGGCAGAGAATCAACGCATACAGGCACAGAGTGATATTAACGAGTTCAAGAGCAGCATAGCAACTGGTCAAGCATTAGCAGGACTAACCAGTCAAGTAGCAGTCGCAACAGCAGGACAATAAATTAATGAGTAATCATATTAACCCTGACTTCTTACCATCTGAAACTAAGACGGATTACTTTGATGCATCGGATGATACCACAGCAGAAGTAACAAGGATGCCTGTCGCGCAGTCAAAGCGCAAAGCATCCATGGTTGCCATAATGGAAAATGCTAATCTAGCTGCGTCTTATACAAAGGCCAGGGATGAGATGGAAACCACAGGGGAGAGCCAATCAGCTAAACGTATCATCGATGCGTCTAGTGAAAATGAGATCCAAAGTGATACAGACACAGCAAACTTAATTGTATTGGATCAAAACTTATCATTGGATGAGAAGTATAACTCATTACTCGGATTGCAAAGACAGATTAGCGAACGTACAGGCGCAACACTTGAGTCATCTTTCACAGATCACATGGCTACAATCGCCACAACACATGATGCAGTGGAAGAGTCGGTACACACCGGATTCTTTAATAATGTTGACGAGATTAAGCAGGCTAATAATGAGATTGAAGATATCAAGACAGCATTTGGTGCTAAGCTGGATAGTAGCACACCAAAGGCGTTAGCAGATCTTACTATATCTGCTATATTCCCTGGGTTTGGTATTAAGATTAAACAGATTGTCAGCTCTGTACTGCCCGAAGCAGGGCCAACCTTTAATAACCTAGCAGTAGGTGAAGAGTTAGTAGAACTGAGGAGGGTATGGCGGGGCGCCACCGGTAAGGAGCGG